GTAAGAGGGAGCCACGACGGCTAGGGAAAGGGAGGGAAACCCTAACCGCCGTGACCTACTGCGCTAGAACAGGTCGCTGCCCGCCACTGGAGCCGCCGAGGTGGCAACGGCTGCCATTGCAGGCGCAGACACTGTCGGCGCAGGTTCTTGCGGTGCAGCAGCACCGTCTAAGGTTGCCGGACGGTCAACCCAACCGGAGATAACCATCACCGGCTTCTTGAAGGTCAGTTCACCGTTTGGCGTGTTCACCTTGTAACGCTCAGAGCCGGTAAACTCTACCACCGGCACCTTGCCCGCATTATCAGCCTTCTGAGCCTCAAACGCATTGTGCAAGTCATTGAACGGCACAGTCATAGTCTTTGCACCGCTGCTTAATTCACGCAGCCCAAGCTCTTTGTTGCAGAGCTTTACCTGAAACCCCTGATTGTGGTCAGGGCTTGGACGTGCTGGCATTGGCTCACCAATGTTGACCAGATGAAAGTCTGGCGCACCACCAACGAATCCAAGCCAGCCGACTTTGATGTTCTCCAAATCCATCGCAACCTTGACCGGATACTCCAGCTCGGATTCATCCTTCACCCAAGTGCCGCCCTCATCTTGGTGACGATCCACCTTAATGATGTAACCACCGCGAGTGTCATACTTTAAAATCGGCACGATTGCTGAACCGTCACCGCCATTTTCATTCACAAAACCTAAAGCCATTTAACTTTTCCTTTTTCGTTTTCAGCTTTCAAAATTGGTTCACAACCGTGAACCCCTCAATTGGATAGTAGGCACAAACGTCACGATCTTGCGGATCGCCTCGGTCTGACCTACCACCAATATTGACAGAGAACTTGCTGGCAAAGTTTATCCTCACCAATGCGTCCTTGTACAATACGATAAAATACGACGGCAATCCTGTGCAAGCGGAAATGTCGTGCGCCCTGATAACCTTGTGCAAGTTAATCATTGCCGTAGGGTACTTATTCATCTCAAATGTGCGTGCCTTTATCTCGGCAAACGCCACAATCTTTTCTTCAAAATCGTCGGTGATGGCCACGTCTAGACCAAAACTCATTGGCAGTTTGTCGAGGCTGTAGCCCTTTCCCGCCAGCAACTCAGCCACACGCTTTTCGTTGTTGCGGTCTGCTTGTGTCTCATACATTGGCCTAGCCATTGTGCGCCTCCTTGATAGCCCACAATATCCGCGCCGCCACTTGAGGCACGATGCTATTCCCTAACTGTCTAAGTCTGTGTACCCGACCGGGTACCCCATTAGCCACTCGACCCACTGCGGGTTCAGGCTCCCACCAACGGCATTGGGCAGGGTATCCTTCGGATTGCCCTTGCGCTCCTGCCTGCCCTTCCCGGACATCCCCTTGTAATCCCTCGCCGCTGGCGTTGGATACATCTTCACTTGCGTCGGTAGCTCTATGCCCCTCTTTTGCCCACTCCCTCGGCGGCGCACCGTCGAATTGTTCTCCACTAAATCCAGCGCCCTGTTTCGCCTTTGTACCGCTGTCGGCGTAGCCCACAATCCAGCATCTGTCTCGTCGGTGGTAGGCATCCGCACCGACAGCCGGAACAACAAAGCACCTTGCTTGGTATCCTTCGGCTTCCAAGTCAGATAGCACCTCGTCGAGGCCCATAGAGATGTGGCCAGCAACATTTTCTCCAATAACCCAAGTCGGCCTGACAGCTTGGATAATTCTAAGCATTTCCGGCCAGAGGTGTCGGTCATCTTTATCGCCTCGTCTGACCCCGGCAAGCGAGAAGGGCTGGCAGGGGTATCCCCCGACAACGATGTCAACCAATCCTCTAAATCTATCTGCGTCATTTGCTAACTCCCTCACGTCATCAATTATCTCTGTGTCAGGCCAGTGCTTACGCAATACCTTCTGCGCGTGTTTATCGTACTCGCAAAACGCGACTGTCTCATAGCCACCCACCAGCTTTTCGCCAGCATAACTAAAGCCGCCAATGCCGCTGAACAAGTCTAGCATCCTAAGCATCACATCACCGCCAGATGCTCGCGCAGCACCATCTCAAACGTCTCCCAGTCCAGCGTAGCCGTGTAGCGCCAGTCGTATGTCTCAGCTATGTCTTGCGCCACGCTGGAGTTGCCTAGCACCACAAGCGCCTGAATCGGTATCCGCACCTGCGTCTGTTGGCGGTCAAGCTTATAGATTAAACACGGCAGGGCGTCATTAGTATTGGCCGCAGACTTAGCCGCCGTCACTATCTGATCCCACCAATCATTGCTAGGCGAAACTTTTGCATACCGCTTGCACTCAATCAAAAACGGAAACGGTTTGTTATCCGCTGGCTCCAGATCGCTCAAGTTCTTTTCCTGATATTGAGATAACCGCCTGCGTAATTTTCTGCCTGTGGCCAGCTCAATGAGCTTGCAAATTTCTCGCTCGTAGGCTGCCCCCTTGGCACGTCCACCCCCGGCTCGCATCAGCCCCGCCCCGCTTGGTGATCCATTGTCGTCTGGATGTGACGCTGCCGCGCGTTGCTCTCCAACTGCCTGACCAACAGCTCGTCGGCAAGCGACGACTGACTGCGGTGAGCCGACACAGCCAGCTCGGCTTTTAGCATTTCGATGGTCGAGGCTCTGAGCCTCAACAAAACTGGTTTAACTTCGCTCATTTTATGACCCTTCTGTGATCGTTGCTGGAAGCAAAAAACGCTTCTGGCTTCTTTTTGGTACGCTTATGCCCCAAAACACCTACATGCCGTCAGCGGGCAAATTTGGGCGATTAAAGGCATAGTGCTATTTTTCTGCAATTAATCTAATAATAATGCAATATTAGTCTTGTCATATGTAGATAGCATCCCTATATATAATAGGTAAGAGGGACAAACACGGGAAATCAGGGAGATTACCAAATGGCTAAAACATTCAAAGCATTTCATCACGGCGCAAAAATGACAGCTAAAAAAGTTGGAAACCATTGGATGGTTGGCGGTGACTACGACACCAACAACGCCCTCATCATGTTGCCTTGCAAAGACAATTGGTCTGGCTGGGGTTGGTATCAATTGCGCGGTGCGGTTTTGAAATTTCAAGACAACGCTGTTGGAGAAGAAATCGCAGTTACTGTTAACGAATGGGCGGCGGCTTAACAGCCCCGCCCGAAAGGGAGACTGAAATGTCAAATTATGCAGAGTTCAGCACTAAGTCAGCTTTTCTATTTACAGATTTTGGCGCGTCATATGCCGAGCGCATTTTCGGTTCTGATTTATTGGGTGATCTTCCGCGCTATGTCCGGGGCGCAAAGACTGGAAAGATTAAAGACCACAAAATTGTCTGGACTAAAGTGGAGCGCGGCGGTTGGGTTCCCCCTCAGATGGTCGAAAAGCGCGTTGGTAAGGTCATTGAGGCAAAGTTGGTTTATTCACCGTTTCGTGGCCAAGAGCAAATCGTCGCAGAATTTTTGTTAAACGCAGATAATAAATGGGAGCGTTATTAAAATGAAACAGATCAGATCAGATCGCGTCAAACTCTGGTACGTCGTGAGCCATCCGTTTACGCGTCCAGTTGTCACCGGACCTTTGTACGATAGGCACGACGCAATCGCGTTGGCTTGCAAGCGCACCGACCACAAGAGCCTCATCACGCACATATCGCGTGGCGAATCTTGGGTCGGCGGTGAGGTTGTGTGTAGCGCGTACCGGCTACACGTCAACGGCTGGACGGCGTTGGCACCAAAGACGCCTGACGCGCGGTTAAAGACACCGTCTAAATATGGGAGAGCGACATGATTAAAGACACAATTTGTATGCTGTTGCTGATGGCATTTGGCTTGGCGTTTTTCACCAACATTGTCAGCTCAGAGCTGAACTTTTGGGCGCTTCTTGTGCGGTTTGGGGGTGCGGGATGATTGTTTATCTTGCGACCAATACGGTCAACGGTATGCAGTATGTTGGGCTTACGCGCAGAAAAACCTTAGAGCCGCGCGTCACGGAGCATTTTGCTAAAGCTAGAAATTCTAAAAAAGGAAGCGCCAAAACCATAGCCCACGCTATCAGGGTTTATGGTCAAGACGCCTTCAAGTTTGAAATTTTGGACAAGACTGAAAACCTAAAAACATTAAGCCGCGCAGAAAGGTATTGGATAAAAAAACTAAACACCAAATACCCAAATGGGTACAACGTGAAATCAGGTGGTTGCCCAACTTTTAAATTGGCCTCAGGTGATTTGTATGAAATTGACGGCAAAAAATATTATGGGTGCGGCGATTTGGCAGAGCATTTCACTGTCAGCGTTCATAATATCAGGCACAGGATTTTAAGGTCTGGCTGGACACCAAGGCAAGCAGTTGAGATTGATGCGCCCCCTGCAAACATTAAAAAGTACAATGGGAAACATCACGCCACGATTTCTATTGGAAAATCTATATGTGTAATGGGCAAAGAATTTACCTCAATAAAAGAAGCTTGCGAGCATTACGGCATATCGGACAATTTGTATCATTCTCGAAAAAAAATGGGCTGGTCACTTGAGGAGACATTTGAGATTAAAAAAAGAGACCGCCCAACAAGTCGTGGCAGTGAGATTATCGTTGGTGATTTGCTTTTCCCCAGCATATCAAAAGCTTCAAAGCATTTTGGGATTAGGGCTGGGTGCGTAACGCAGCGACTATCTAATGGGTGGACAATCGCTGAGGCGTTCGGGCTTGAACCAAGGCGCCCTTGGTCTAATTCAATAAAAATAAAAGGGTTTAGCTCAATATCAGAAGCCGCAAGAAAAACCGGCATAAACCCACAAACAGTGTCTTGGCGTGTCAGAAATGGCTGGACGCCAGAACAGGCCGTTGGCATTGAGCCAATACACGGCAACAACCAAAACCTTAGAAAAGAACAAGGAGTAAACTAATGAAAAACGTAGTTCTAAATCTCGCAAAAGAGTATCGCCCAGTTCCGAGTAAGGACGCAAGCACCGGCGCATTCACTAATGCAGTTTTGATTATTGAAGTTGAAAGCGATGAAATGCCTTGGCTCGTCACAGCGATTACTGATGATGGAGAAATTGGCAGATGGTATCACGCAAGCAAAACTACTGCCCTCAGTACAGCCGCATACCAAGCTATATCTCATGATTTACCGATATTGATCGAATTAAGTCCGTCTGATGCTTGCCCCGAAACTTATGAGGCCTTGTCAAACAGGAGAAATAAAAATGGTCGGTAAAAAGACACCCGACGACATCGTCACCGCATCACGCATACCGTTGCTGATGAACGCGTCGCCATACGGCACGCCAAACGACTTGCTGGCTGAGGCACTAGCCTCAATCGAAGGCAAGCCAAACCCAAATCCATTCAACGGTAACGAAGCTTGTGACTGGGGCGACGCCTTAGAGGGCGTCATCCTCACCACCGCCGCTGAACGGCTCAACCTGACCGACCTGAAGCTGGAACACGACGCCATCTTTCACGACACGCTACCATTTGCCGTGTCGCTTGACGGCACCGCTGACGGCGGTTTGGGGCATGAAGTCACCACAGACCCAGCCAAGGGCATCTATTGCGTTGACGGCCCTGTCTGGGTTGACGGCGTGGGCGTGCTAGAGAGCAAGCTGACTAGCAGTAAGCCAGAAGACCGGCCAGCGCCTCACAGGGGACCGCTGCAACTCCAAGGGCAATTAATGGCGACCCAAAAAACGTGGGGCGCTGTGTGCGTCTTATACGGCGGTGTGGAGTTACGCATCTTCTTGTATCAGGCTAACGCTGCGGTGCAGTCGCGCATCACGGATGAAATCGAGGAGTTTGAGCGCCGCAAGTTTGACGTTGACTGGTATCCGATACAGTCCAGCTCCGACGGCAATACAGCGTACCCGCGTGTTGATGACGGCGCGCCGCCAATAACATTAGAGGGCGAGGACAACGACTGGCTGGCTCAGTTGGTCAATGCCAAGGACGCCAAGCGAGCCGCTGAGGGCGACATTGACGAAGCTGAGGCTATGTTAAAAGAGCGTATGGGTAGCCACGATGAGGCGGTCGGGATGGTCGGCAATCGCTCTTACTATGTCAAATGGCCAATGCGTAATTTTAAGGCACAACCGGCCAAGACGACACCGGCCAAGCCCGCACGGATTGCGCGGCAAGGCACGCTGACGATAAAGGAGGCGCGTGATGATTGATGTGCCGCTAACAAAGAAGCAGGCGGAGCTGCGGGTTCTGATTGACCGCATGACCCGCCGGTATGGCTACACGCCAACCATCAATGAGCTGTCGCAGAAGACCGGCAAGAGCTTCAGCCAAGTACACCGGCTGATGACCGGCCTGGTCGAGCGTGGCGCGGCTGAGAAGGTGGCCGGCAGAGCTAGGGCGTTTAAATTATTATAGGAGGGTAACATGCAGACAGAACACTTAAAGACAGACGACTTAGTCAGCGTGACTGGCCCCAAGGGCAGGCTGGTGACAGCCCTAGTCAGGCGGGTCGAGCGCATCGACGATGAAAGCTACAATGTGGTTTTTGAGGATATGCAGACCGCCGACAGGTTTGACTATCAATATTTATATAAGTGAGACAAGGGGGCGGAAGCCCCCTTATT